TGCTTAATTTGGAAAAAGTCCAGCATGGTTATGGGGCGGCAAGACTACCATTGGAAGCATGAGCCTTGTTTATATGGCTGGAAAGAAGGTGCTGGACACCTTTGGGCGGCTGACCGTAAACAAACCACCATTTTGGAGTTTGATAAGCCAAGCCGCAACGGGGAACACCCAACCATGAAGCCTGTTGGCCTGTTTGAATACCAAATGCTAAACAACACTAAAGGCGGCGACATTGTATTGGATTCCTTTGGTGGAAGCGGAACAACAATGCTGGCCGCTGAAAAGCATGGACGCTACGCCCGTCTAATGGAGTTAGACCCTAAATATTGCGATGTGATCGTAAAGCGCTGGGAAGACTTCACAGGCAAAAAAGCCGTATTATTGGAAAACCAGCCCGAATTAGCAAACTAATGTAACACTTCCCCTCTATAAAATGTCTGACGCGCACGAACCAACGCCCGAAACCCAAAGACTGGTTGAATCCAGCAGCGGGTTAGGCTTGCCGCATGAATCCATTGCCGTGCTGGTCGGCATAGATGACAAGACCCTCCGCAAGTATTACAGGCACGAATTGGACATGGGAAAGGCGAAAGCTAACGGGCAGATTGCCAAGACGCTGTTTCAAAAGGCCACATCTGGGGACACGACCAGCCTGATTTGGTGGACAAAAACGCAAATGAAATGGTCTGAAACCGTCAAGGCCGAGGTCACAGGCGCAGATGGTGAGCCATTACAGGGCATCCAGGTAACCTTTGTGAAGCCAAATGAGTGAAGTCCAAGACGCTATTGCAAGGGCAGAATTCCCTGTAAAGCTGGAAGGACTGTTTAGAAAAAGCCGCTACAAGGTAGCTTACGGCGGTAGGGGCGGCGCTAAATCTTGGGGCATCGCCAGGGCGCTGTTAATCTTGGGGGCCAAAAGCCCATTGCGTATTTTGTGCGCCCGTGAGTTTATGACCTCCATGCGGGATTCGGTGCATAAGCTGTTGTGCGACCAGATTGAAAGCCTTGGGTTGCTGGGCTTTTACGACATAACCCAGGCCAGCATTCGGGGCAAGAACGGCACAGAATTTAGCTTTATTGGTCTTAAAAACAATATTGCCAACGTAAAAAGCTATGAAGGTGTTTCAATCTGCTGGGTAGAGGAAGCGCAAACGGTCAGCCGCCTGTCTTGGAATGTGCTGATTCCTACCATTCGTGCCGAGGGTAGCGAGATATGGATTTCATTCAATCCTGAGTTGGAAACAGACGAGACCTACCAGCGGTTTGTGGCAAACCCTCCAGAGGATTGCATCACTATGCGGGTTAACTGGAGTGACAACCCGTGGTTTCCCGAAACCCTACGCCTAGAAAAAGACTCACTCAAGGCACGGGACGAGGAGGCTTACAACCAAGTCTGGGAAGGACTATGCCGCCAAACTGTGGATGGGGCAATCTTTGCGAAGGAAATGCAACAGGCCGAGAAGGATGGGCGCATCACTAAAGTGCCCTATGACGCCACGAAGCCCGTCCATGCGGTGTTTGATCTGGGTTGGTCAGATAGCACCGCCATCTGGTTCTTACAGTTTGTGGGCATGGAAACAAGGCTAATCCGATACATTGAGGATGCCCAGAAAACCATCAGCTATTACTTGGCGACCATGCAGACATATGGTTATGTCTACGATACCGTTTGGTTACCCCATGACGCTGAGAATAAGACCTTGGCAGCGGCGGGGCGGTCAATTGATGACATTGTGAGGGCGGCAGGGTATAAGACCAACATCCTGCCTAGAGTGCCGATTCTGGACTCTATCAACGCCGCCAGGACAATATTCCCGAACTGTTACTTTGACCGCGAACATACCGCTGATGGCCTAGCTTGCCTGAGACATTACAGGTATGAGGTTGACCCAGACACGGGGCAATTTAGCCGCAACCCATTGCACGACCATTATTCCCACGGGGCAGATGCGTTTCGATACATTGGGCTTATGATCAAAGAACCCACCAAACGCAAGAAGCAAATGATTGCCACAGCGGGAAGTTGGATGGGCTAGACCGCCCTTAAATTCGATAGGATAATCGCCCAAAGGGGTTCATATGGCTTACCAAGATTCAGACGGCGTAAACGCCAAGATTAACGAAGCGATCAAGTTCTGGCGCTTGGTCAATGATTCGGACTCTACAAACCGAGCCGAGGCGCTAAACGACATTAAGTTTGCCGCTGGCGATCAATGGCCCGTTGAGATTCAGAATAGCCGCAATCTGGAAAGCCGCCCTTGTCTAACCATCAACAAGATTGATGCCTATATCCGACAGGTGACCAACCAGCAACGCCAGCAACGCCCACGCATCAAGGTTCACCCCGTCAACAATCTTGCCGACTACAAGATTGCCCAGGTCATTGAGGGCATCACCCGTCACATCGAGGTCAATTCCAGCGCCGACTCAGCTTACGACACCGCATTTGATTACGCTGTCAGGATGGGCTGGGGCTACTGGCGCATCAATTACAAGTATGTGCGGGAAGATTCATTCGATCAAGAAATCTACATTGATGCCGTTGAAAACCCATTTACCGTTTACTTTGACCCCAATAGCGTAAGGCCAGATGGTTCGGATGCCGAGCGATGCCTGATCACCACTGTGCTGGACAAAAAGATATTTCGGGAAATGTACCCAGGTGCAAACGATGGGGCTAACTTTCAGCAACGCAGCACAGGGGATGACACCTCTGCCTGGGTGACCAAAGAGGACATTCGCATTGCTGAGTATTTTTACATTGAGCGTGAACGTGCCAAGCTGTATTTGTTGAGTGACGGCACAACGTCTTTTGGGGACAGCGCCAACTTCTTCCAACGGGTTGAGGCCGCAGGGTTGACTGTGGTTGATGAACGGGACTCATTCCGCAAGGCCGTTAAATGGGTCAAGATGACCGCAATGGAAGTGCTAGAGGAAAAGACCTGGGCGGGGAAATATATCCCCGTTGTGCCTTGCTATGGCGCACAGGTAATTGTGGATGACAAGCGCAAGAAATACGGTTTAGTTCGGTTTGCCAAAGACCCCCAGCGCATGTACAACTTCTGGCGCACCAGCATGACCGAATCGGTTGCGCTTGCACCCAAGGCCAAATGGTTGCTTGCAGAGGGCCAAGACGAGGGCCATGAAAACGAATGGGCAATGGCTAACATTAAGTCAATGCCTGTGCTGAGATATAAGCAAAAAGACATTGAAGGTGTACCAGCGCCAGCACCTGTGAGACTGCAACCCGAGCCGCCACCCGCAGGGATTATGGAAGCGGCAGGGGCAATTTCTGCTGATTTGCAAATGGTGCTGGGCATCATGGACCCAAGCCAATTGCCAAGCGGGAATATCTCAGGCAAGGCATTGCAAGGCCAGCAAAATCAGGTTGATCTGTCTAACTTCCACTTTTACGACAATTTGACCCGTTCCATTGCTCAAACTGGGCGCATTATTCTTGACCTAATTCCCAAAATTTACGACACCCAGCGGGTGATGCGGATTATTGGTTCGGATGGTCAGCCCGACATGACCACGATCAACGAGCAAAACGAGATTGGCGAGGTTTTGAACGATGTGACCGTGGGCGAATACGATGTGGTGATGGACACAGGCCCAGGATTCCAGACCAAACGCCAGCAAGCGGTTGAATCCATGATGCCTTTGCTGACGGGCAATCAGGAATTGTTTAATATTGCGGGGGATTTGGTATTCAGAAACATGGATTTCCCTGGCGCTGATGTAATTGCTGACCGCCTTGCCGCCATGAACCCGATGGCAAACATTGATGAAAAATCCGACATACCGCCCGAGGCCCAAATGCGTTTGGCGCAATCTGAGCAAATGATTCAACAGTTGCAACAGCAATTGCAAGCGGCTGGATTGGAAATCAACAACAGGGCGCAAGTGGCCCAGATCAAAGAAGATGGCGCAACCAAGCGCAAGCTGATGGATGTGACCGCACGGGCGCACAACACCGAAACAATGGCAGAGGTTCGGGTTAATGACCAAAACACCCGCAGCATTACCAGCCAAAACAAGACCGAAATTGATGCCCTGGTCAAAATCCTGCTGGCAAGAATGTCACCTGACCAATTGATGGGCGAGATTGAGCGATTGAATGCCGAGCAGTTCCAATATGCCAATATTGCCGCCCAGGATATTAGCCACCAACCCAATCCCTTTATTCAACAAATGCCGCAGTAATTGACATTGACATGATTTCGGGTAATATCGCCCAAACCTTACCAGTTGGGTCAACTGGGTAAATCCTTGGAGTAATCCATGTCTGAAGTGCAAGAAGCACCAAAAGTTGCCGCTAACGTGGTGACAAGTGAGAATTTAGCTGAGTTCAACGCCAAGAAGATGGGTTTAGCTGATAGAGCGCCTGTCGAGGCTGCGGTTGAGACACCTCCCGCAGAGCCGACAGAAACGCAAAGCCAGAGTGAACCGCTTGGAGAAGATGAAGCGACAGCGACAGAGGAAAGAAAACGCAATCCAAAGCTGGAATTGAGGTTTGAAAAGATAACCAAGCAACGCGAAGAAGCAAGGCAAGAAGCCAAGCGGGAACGGGAAGCGCGGGAATCTTTGGAGGCCAAAGTTAGGGAACTGGAAGGACGGGCAAAGCCGCAAGCAGAAACCCAACCAACTGGTGAACCCAAGCCAGAGAATTTCTCCGATATGTATGAATATGCTAAGGCGTTGACAGACTATCGGGTTGAACAAAGGATGGGCGAGGAAAAGCAGAAGGAAGCACAGGCTAAACAGCAAGCCGAACGGGAAAAGGTGATAAACGCCTGGACTGATCGTGTTAAAGCTGCCAAATCTGAAATGCCTGATTTTGACGATATGGTTGGTTCTGCTGACGTTGTTGTGAGCAACGAAGTGCGGGACGCAATCTTTGAATCAGATGTAGGGCCGAGAATTCTGTATCACCTTGCCGAGAATCCCGAGTTTGCAGAGAAACTTTCTGGCATGACGGTGGCATCGGCTTTAAGAAGCATTGGAAAGCTAGAGGCGCAGTTTGAAAAGACTGAGCCAACATCTAAGACTGTTGTTGGGAAAAGTAAAGCGCCAGCGCCGATTAACCCAATCAGATCGGCGGCAAACGGCAGAGATGTGCCCCTTACCAGCGATGGTAAATTTGAGGGGTCATATCAAGCCTACAAAGCCGCACGAATGGCAGGGCGAATCCGCTAAATCCATCTTTTTTTAAGGAAATGAAATGAGCAACAATCTGCTTACCATCTCCATGATCACCAACGAAGCGTTGATGGTCTTGGAAAACGAGTTGACCTTCTCCAGCGAAGTTGACCGCAACTATGACGATCAATTTGCCGTTAGCGGCGCAAAGATCGGTAATACCCTTAACGTTCGCCGTCCTGGTCGTTTCATTGGAACTACTGGCCCAGCATTGAACGTTGAGGATTTCAACGAGACTTCTGTGCCTGTCACTTTGACCACGCAGTTTCACGTTGATACCCAGTTCACCACGCAAGATTTGGCCTTGTCATTGGATATGTTCTCTGACCGAGTGCTGAAACCCGCTGTGGCTGCTGTTGCCAACAAGATCGACTTTGACGGTCTGACGATGGCAAAGAACAACACCGCCAACATCGTTGGTACGGCTGGAACGCCTCCCACCTCCTTGCTCACCTACTTGACCGCTGGTGCGTATTTGGACAGCGAGGGCGCACCCCGTGATGGTCGCCGTTCTTGCATTGTTGAGCCTTTCACGGGCGCAACCATTGTGGACAGCTTGAAGGGTTTGTTTGTCCCATCCGATGTGATTGGCAAGCAATACCAAAAAGGCATGATGGGCCGTGACTCTGCTGGTATGAATTGGAAGATGGACCAAAACGTTGTGAACCAAACCTTTGGTTCTTACACTGGTTTGACCCTTTCCACCAACACCACCAGCATCGGCATCAGCACAGGTTGGGCACAAACCAGCAGCGTCACCTTGGTGGCATCTTCTGCTTTGACCTTGAACCAAGGCGATACCATCCAGATCGCTGGCGTGTTTGCTGTCAACCCCCAAAACCGTTCTGCATACGGTTCGGGCAAGTTGCGTAGCTTTGTGGTGACCTCGACCACCGCTGTGGCTACTGGCGGCGGTACTGCCGTGACCGTTTCCCCTGCCATCATCACTGGTGGTCAGTTCCAGAACGTCACCATTACCACCACCAGCGCAACCGCAGTTGTGACCCCGTTCAACAACACAGGTACTGTGTCGCCCCAAAACATCGTGATGCACAAAAACGCATTCACCTTGGCTACGGCTGACTTGGAACTGCCTGATGGCGTTGTGTTCGCTGGTCGCGCAAGCGATAAGGAACTGGGCTTGTCAATGCGTGTGGTTCGTCAGTACACCATCAATAACGACTCTATCCCCACCCGTGTGGATGTGTTGTATGGTTGGGCTCCCCTGTATCCCGAACTCGCTTGCCGAGTTGCAGCTTAATCAACATTGAAAGGACTTTAATCATGTCTAATCCAGGCGCAGCAAGCACCACCACCAACCACCCCAGTAACTTGGCAACCAATCAGGCATTGCGCTTGATTGCCTCTGCCCAAGGCGTTAACCTCAATGCTGTTGCTGACACTATCGCCCCCATTTTGGTGGCTGGTAACGTCAGCGTTCAAAGCATCATTGTTGCAAACGCAAGCATCAGTTTGACCACGGCACAACTTGCCGTGTACACAGGCCCAAGCGCTACTGGTACAGCAGTGAAATCAGCATATGCGTTGTCGGGTAATAACTCAACCACCGCAGTTGTTGTGACCGCCGCAACCTCAACCGCATCGATTACGGGCACACCCCTGTATATTCGTTGCACCACCGCCCAAGGCGCTGCCGCAACCGCTGATGTATTCATCTACGGTTACGACCTGACGTTCCTGCCTTAAAACGGCATGAACTAAGTGAAAGAGCCGCCCTCAAAAGGGGTGGCTTTTTCTCTTTTGAAGCATATAATTTGATGAACTGAAAGGCCAAGCCATGTCCAATTACGCACAGATTTCTGCCACCGCAATGGTGAAAAATCAACCTGGAAAACTAAAAGGCATTTTTGTTAGCACCATATCCAGCACCCCCACCGTGACTGTGTACGATGCCCAGACCCCTGGCACAGATGTGAAAATCATTGACACATTCACCATGACAGCGGCAACAAACATCAATTTTTATGATGGCATCAACTGTGAAAACGGGTTGTATGTCGTGATTTCTGGAACTGCAAGCATCACGGTTTATTTCGAGTAAGCCATGACCACAGCGGTCACCCAGACCACTAATTTTGTCCCTGTGCAGGGCGTTTTTGCGCCCGAGCCTACCTTTGCCCTTCAGTACTTTGTTGGGCCAGCGGGAACGCCTTTCTACGGCCCAGAAAACGCCTCATTCACGAACATCAGCACGGTAACTGGCACGATTACCACAACCCCAACAGGCGACACAGACATTGCCAACAAGGGTTATGTGGATTCGGTGGCGCAGGGCTTGGATGTAAAAGCATCCTGTGTGTATTCGACCACCAACAACATCACGCTGTCAGGCTTGGCAGTACAAGCGGGGGGTGATTGGGTTGCCACGCTGACCGCTGGGGATAGGATTCTGGTCAAAAATCAGACTTTGAGCCAATTCAACGGCATTTATGTGGCGGCATCTGGCACTTGGGCACGATCTGCGGACATGAATGTTTGGGCAGAAGTTCCATCAGCGTTCACCTTTATCGAAACAGGCACAACCTTGGCTGATACGGGCTGGGTGTGTACCTCAAACCAAGGCGGCACAATTGATGTGACCCCAATCACTTGGTCGCAGTTTTCTGGGGCTGGGTCTTACTTGGCGGGTACAGGACTGACCCTGACAGGAAACACATTCAGTATCACCAACACAGCGGTGACTGCGGCGGCATACGGATCGGCCTCCCAAGTGGCGACTTTCACGGTCAATGCTCAAGGCCAAATTACCTTGGCGGCAAACGCCAGTATTGCTATTGCGGCATCACAGATAACCAGCGGCACGATTGACAGCGCCAGATTGTCGGGTAGTTATTCGGGCATAACTGGCTTGGGAACGCTTGGCGACTTGACGGTGACCAACACCATCACAGGGTCGGTATCGGGCAACGCTGGCACGGCTACAACGGCAACCAAAGCCACCAACATTGCGGGTGGTGCGGTTGGTTCTGTGCCATATCAATCAGCAACAGATGTAACAGCATTTTTGGCGGCTGGGTCTAATGGGCAAGTTTTGACCTTGGCTGGTGGCATTCCATCTTGGGCAACGCCTACCACGGGAACGGTTACATCGGTTGGCGGTACAGGCACGGTCTCAGGTATTTCCCTTAGTGGCACAGTAACCACCACAGGGAATTTGACTTTAGGCGGCACATTAGATTTGTCTGCGCCCCCTGCGATTGGCGGGACAACTGCCAACACGGTCAGAGGCACAACAATTACCGCAACGACTAAGTTTGTCGGGCCATTTTTTGAGGCTGCAACAAGTGCTGGCGGGGCTTTGCGTAATTCGGGCGGGACAAGTCAATTGTCTTGGGGCGCTGGTGGTGGTGACAATCTTTCATTGAGTGTTTCTACCAATATCAATGGTGCAAATGCACAGATTGACATTAGCCCAACGGGTACGGGTCATGTTCACATGAAGCCAACGGGTACAGGCGCAATTGAGATTGCCCCAACAAACCTTGGCACGATTAACAATATGTCGATTGGTGCAACCACAGCATCAACGGGCAAATTCACCACTATTGATTTCAGCAGCACTTTGGCTGTGTCGGGTGCAACTGGTTCAGCGGGGCAAGTTTTAACCTCTAATGGCGCAAGCGCCCCCACATGGACAACCCCCGTTGCCTATGCCACGGTCACAGATGACACCACCACCAATGCGGTGCGTTATCCCTTGTTTGCAGACCAAACCACGGGCAATTTAGTTACCACGCTGGTAAGTTCCACAAAGTACAACTTTAACCCCAGCACGGGATTGTTGACTGCCACAGCGTTTAGCGGGTCAGGGGCAAGCCTAACAAGTCTCCCAGCGGGTCAGTTGTCGGGCACGATTCCAAGCGGTGTATTGGGTAATTCAAGCCTGTACGTTGGCACAACTGCCATTGCGCTAAATCGATCAAGCAGCGCACAATCTTTGACGGGCGTAAACATTGATGGTTCGGCGGGGTCGGCAACGACAGCGGGAACCGCAACAAACGCAACGAATGTGGCAATAACTGATGACACCAGCACAGCGGCAGAGATGTATTTATCTTGGGTGACTACAACCACAGGAAATTTGCCAATCAAGGTATCATCCACTAAACTCAAATTTAATCCATCCACGGGCGTTTTAACCGCTACGGGCGGGGTCACAGGGGGCACATTCTGATGTGGAAAATCTTGGAAATCCAAGCCGATGGCGATCTGATCACAGGCGCACGGTATTTCTGCGCTAAAAACGGGGTGGAAACTGAAGGCTGGTGGAAGTTTGCCGAACCAAAGTTGACCGTGCCATTTGCTGATGTGACCGAGGATATTGTGATCGGCTGGGTGACCGCCGACATTGGCGCACAGGTCGAGGCCCGATTAAATGAACAAGCTGCGGCAACCCAGCGGGTGGTTGTCGCCCCCTGGTTGCCCCAGGTCTTTACACCGAGCATTTGAGGACAAACCATGAGTGTATTTTTATCACCAATCGGCGGCGCAGGGTGGCAGTTTTTCAACAACGATGGCACGGTTTTGTCGGGGGGATTGATATACACCTATTTGGCGGGGACAACAACGCCGCAAGTTAGTTACACAACAAGTGCTGGCAATGTTGCCCATTCAAATCCAATTGTTTTGAATTCTGCTGGGCGTGTGCCAACTGGTGAAATTTGGCTGACACCAACCCAATACAAATTTGCAATTTATACGGCAACAAGCACACTAATTGCAACTTACGACAATATTTCTGGCATTGGTGCGGCAGAGTATCAAGTTCAAAACTTTACTGGCACAGGGTCACAAACCATATTTACATTGAGTTCTGCATCATTGGGTGAAAACTTTACATTTGTGTACATCAATGGCGTGTATCAGCAAAAAAACACATATACGGTGTCTGGCACAACTTTGACGTTTTCCCAAGCGCCCCCATACACTTCAACAATTGAAGTCATGTTCAATTAAGGTTAAACATGGCACAAACAGGTTTTACCCCCATCCAACTGTATTTCAGCAGTACAACAACCAATGTGCCGTTGGCGGCAAGTCTTGCCAATGGTGAATTGGCGATCAACATCACCGATGGCAAACTGTTCTACAAAGACAATGCGGCGGCGGTGCAAGTCATTGGGTGGAAAGTTGTTCCAGCTACGGCTGGCGGAACGGGTCAAACTTCTTATGCGGTGGGGGACTTGCTCTATGCAGACACCACCACAACCCTTGCAAAACTGCCTGATGTAGCTACGGGCAATGCGCTTATATCGGGCGGTGTATCAACTGCGCCAAGCTGGGGCAAGATTGGTTTAACCACCCATGTTTCTGGTGTTTTGCCTGTTGCCAATGGCGGCACAAACGCATCTACTGCCAGCATCACATCGTTTAACAACATTACAGGGTATTCGGCATCAGGTGCGACAGGAACAACCACCACAAATTTGGTGTTTAGCACTAGCCCAACAATTACCACGCCCACATTAGCGGGTGATGTAAATTTAAGTACTGGCAATATTACCCAAGGCACATCTGCCAAAGGCATCAACTTCAGCGCCAACACTCCACTGGCGGGTAAAACTAGCACTCTGTTAAATTGGTACGAGGAAGGCACTTGGACACCAACAGCCATACCAGGCGCGGGTTCAATTACAACCTACGCATCTGGAGGCACTTACACTCGCGTGGGTAGACAAGTTACTGTAACCGCATACGTTGATCTGACCAACGTAGGTACAGCCAGCGGTACATTACAAATTTCTAATCTGCCGTTTGCAAATGGCGCTCAATCTGGTGCGGGATACCTTCAACAAATGGGCGCGGCGCGTGAAACAGGCGTTACGGGTGTAACTTATGCTTGCGTAATTGCGGGTGGTTCTCCCTATACCAGCATTTACATTGCGTCTGTGGCTGGAGGCGCAATTATATGGGCAAACACCTACCAATATGCTTTGTCAATAACTTATTACACAGCTTAAGGAATTAAAAAATGTCATTAACAAAAGTTTCTTATTCAATGATAACTGGCGCACCTGCCAACGTGCTGGATTTTGGTGCGGTTGGTGACGGTACAACAGATGACACTGCCGCTATTCAAGCGGCGTTAACCACGGGTCGTTCTGTTTATCTACCTCAAAATACATACGCCATTTCTGCAACTTTGCGTTTAAATTCTGATGGTCAGATTTTTTTTGGCGATGGTGATGGAAACACAAATGAACCTGCCCGATCTGTTTTAAAGTGGATTGGCGCTTCTAGTGGAAAAATGTTTTCTATTAGCAATGGAACAACAGAAAATTGGCAAAATTGCACAGTTAAAAATATTTGGTTTAACGGCAACTCTTTGGCAAACATTGCTATTGAAGGATATGCAGCAGCCGTATCAGGCGGTGCATGGAGGAATAGATATGAGTATCTTACAATTAGCGGATTAACAGGTGCTAACAGCACGGCTTTTAATCTTGGTTCGGGTTCTTTTCCTGATTTTGCCCATGACACAGAAATTAATAGCTGTTTTGTAATTGGTGCTGTTCGAGGCGCTATTGGCGCTGGCGCACTACAACGATTTAATAACACCACATTTTCACTGTGTACCAATGCCATAACTGGATTGGGTGGTTCTGCTTGGACTTTTGTTGGATGTGTGTTTAGTCAATCTGGTGCATACGATTTTAACGGCACAAATATTCAAGTTGCCAACTTTACAGGCTGTTGGTTTGAAGATAGCACAACAGGTATTTATCTAGCCACAACTTCGCACACTTGCAATTTTGATGGTTGCTATTTACAAACAAAATCTACAAATACGACTCAACTGATGAATATGGGGAATGCCGCTGGCAATTTCTCAATCAAAGGTTGTTTTGTTCCTGTGTCTAGCGGTTCAACATTGATTAAGAGTGTAAATGGTTTGTATGAATACGATGCTATGACTAGCAACGTGGTTCTTGAGCCTGGGTATAGATACCGTTCACAAGGTCTTGTTCGATCAGACAATGGCGCATTTGCGGCGGGCATAACCAGCGATCAAAATAACGCAACTGGTGATGGCACTGTTTTTTCATTAAACAGCAGTGCTTTTACAGAAGAATATGATTCGGGTGGATTTTTTAACGCTGCCACGGGTGTTTTTACAGCCCCATTGTTTGGCTATTATCAATTTTCTGGCGTTATTGCACTTGGCGATGTTGCCGCAGGGCACACATCGGCATATCTGTCTTTAGTCACAACTAGTGATGTATATACTCTTGGCGCAATAAACCCTGGTGCTGTTCGCACTGGCGGTGCTTCTCCAGACTATGTATTTTTACAAGGAACGGTTACTGTTTCAATGTCGCCATCAGACACGGCATATCTTCAAATAACGGTGGCAGGTTCAACAAAAACTGTTGATGTTTTATCAGGAACTACTGCTGTTGATTGGCGCACTCGATTTGAAGGTCGAATGATTTAATTTTTTCAAAAAGGTTTTTTATGTTTGAAAAACAAACTGTTGTTGACCGCATTGAAGTACTGGCAGATCAAACTGTTGCTGTGCGATATGTGGTGACCGTTCTTGAAGATGGCAAGCCTTTTGCCGAGCAGGTCAAAGGCAACTACTTTAAGCCTGGGGACGATTACAGTGCCGAGGATGCCAAGGTTCAAGCCATTTGCGTTGCCGTGCATACCGCTGATGTGGTGGCGGCATATCAGGCTGCACAAGCATTGCAAGAAGCGGCACAATTGCCAACATTGGAATAAATCATGACCCAGCCGATTGACATCATCACCCGAGCCATGAAGGATATTGGCGCTGTCGCCGCTGGTGAAGTGCCAACGGCAGACGAGGCGCAAGATGGTCTGGATATGCTCAATGACATGATCGCCCAATGGTCGAATGAAAACATGATGGTTTTCTATCGATCAGAGATCATTTTCCAGACCACGCAAAATCAGGTTCAGTACACCATTGGCCCAAGCGGTCAGATGGGGGCCACGTTCACGGGGTCTATTGCTGGCACAACCTTGACCGTCCCAGCTAATGGGGTGACCGCTGGCGGCATCAACATCGGTATGACGCTATCAGGAACAGGCATCACATCGGGAACAAGGATTGTGGGCTTCACAACGGGCGCTGGGGGCAATGTAAACGAAGGCGGGACGTATACCGTCACCCCAAGCCAAACCGCCGCTAGCACCACGATTACGGCCTACTATGAGCGCCCATTGTCAATTGAATCTGGCTTTGTGCGGGTGGCGACTCAGCAAGGCGGGACAAACATTGCGGGGGGTTATCTTGACTATCCCTTGTCGATTCTTAGCCTTGAAGAATATGAATCCATCGGCATCAAGCAATTAAATGGCCCTTGGGCAAAGGCGATCTACTATCAAC